ATTTTGCTAGTTGCTTCAACGCATACCAGCTAGGCTCCCTCCTGCCCATTTCCCACATACTGATGGCCGTATTACTGTATCCGGCAATCGCCGCCGCTTCTGCCTGTGTCAGGTGCGCACCCTCTCGCAATTCGCGCAACGCTGCCGGGAGTTTGTCTGTGTTGATTGTGATTGTAGTCATGGCTTCGCTGGATTTCTGGTACTGCGCCCGGAAATCTAGCCTGTCGATTCCTAGCAATTTTGCCGCCTTTCCTTCACTGACTAACTCGTCATGGTAGCAATCAAAAACAAACTCAATCAACTCAATAACATTTACTCGCACACAATAATCATCCATTGCCATCTCCTGTTCACGGCCGTTACCCATCCCTGAGTAACGGCCGTTTCTCGTCTACCTACTACTCGCGTAATCACTCATGGGCATGGCCTCATGTAGTCTGCTCACACCTTGCGCTTGCGGCCCCTTGCCCCGGTCTACCAACTGGTAAGACACCCGGTCGCTTTCATACAGATTGCGATAGCCGTCCTGATCCGCGATTGCGGAATAGTGGACAAATACCTCCGCGCCGCCGTCGTCTGGCTGAATGAAGCCGTAACCTTTTAAGCGACTGAACCATTTCACGTTGCCTGTTACTTTTACTATTTCTGTCATTCGTCACCCCTGTCAAAATGAGCTAAAACGGCTATTGCTACGCAAATTACAAAAACCACGATCATGCCGATATGTTATAATATGCTTATGACCTCAACAATATCAGTTCGCATAGCGCGTAGGATGGTTGACCAAAACCACACGAGGACGCATAGAGATGGATAGAGAATCTCGCCAGGAATCCGTTAGGGCGCAGCTAAACACCGTTTCGGAACTTACCCCATTTCAGCGCCGTTTCCTGATCGAGTTTCTTTCCCAACCCGGCCCCCCTAACGCCACCACTGCCTACACCAACGCCGGGGGCACTGCCAAACATGCCGACCGCGCCGCGTACCAGGTGCGTCACGACCCCAAAGTCAAAGCCGCGATTGATGAGTTTTTCCACCAGCAAGAAATGGGGGCGCGTGAAGTTATCGCCAGACTCAGCCAGCAAGCCAAGGCCCAATACGGTGAATACCTCCACTATGATCCAATCCGCGATGAAGTGCGCTGCAATTTGGAGGATCTTCTTGCCGATGGTTTAGGGCACCTGATTAAGAAGGTCGGCTACGAGCGCACAGGGGCGGAAACGGCCGTTCAGGTAGTTGAATTCTATGACGCCCACACTGCCCTGGTGGACGTGGGCAGGTATCACGGACTTTTCAAAGACTCCGTAAATCTAAAAGTAAACGTTTCGGATCTGAGCGACGAGGAGCTGGACGAACTTGATAGCAAGCTCTGATCTTACCCGGCTAAACCCACACCAACGAGACGCGCTCAAGCTGAAGGTGCGCGTAGAACGCGAGCGGCGGCGGCGTCAGCAAAAAGAGAAGCCGCTTATCTGGCAGCCGACTCCAGGCCCACAAGCGGCTGGTTACAATTCACAGGCTGACATTTTAGGTTATGGCGGCGCGGCCGGTGGGGGGAAAACTGACCTGGTATTAGGGCTTGCGGGCACTCAGCACAAAAACAGCGTTATTTTCCGGCGTACCTTCCCCAACTTGCGCGGCGTTATCGAGCGCAGCCGTGATGTGTTTAATGTCGAGGGCAGTGCCCACGGCAAAGACAGTTTCAACGAAACCTTACACCGCTGGTCACTCGCTGACGGCCGTATGGTCGAGTTTGAAGCCTGCCAATACGAGAAGGACAAAGAAAAACAGCGCGGCCGCCCGCGTGACTTCTATGCCTTCGATGAAGCAACGGAGTTTACCCGCAGTCAAATAGAATTTATCATTGCCTGGTTGCGCAGTGTCAATCCTGAACAGCGCAAGCGGGTGGTACTGACCTTTAACCCGCCTACCAGTGACGCCGGATCATGGATTATTGATTATTTCCTGCCCTGGTTTGCTTTCCTCTACCCCCATCAGTTTCAACACCCAAACCCGGCTAAACCGGGCGAACTGCGCTGGTATCGCACAGAGGACGGGCAAGCCGTTGAATATTTGGAGCCAACAGAGGGGGCGATGTCACGCACGTTTGTCCCGGCAAAGTTGCAAGACAATCCCTACCTGGCTAATACCAACTATGGTGACATCCTCAACAGCTTACCAGAGCCGCTTCGCTCTCAGCTCCTCTTTGGTGACTTTTCAGCGACGGCCGAAGCAGATCCGTGGCAAATCATACCAACGGCCTGGGTGAAGCTGGCACAAACGCGCTGGCTGGAAACAGAACGGCCGTTTATGCCATTATCCGGCGTGGGTATTGACCTGGCACGCGGCGGGCGGGATGCACTGGCAATCAGCAAGCGGTATGGCAATTGGTTTGCAGAGGTGATCAAAATACCCGGCGTGAAAGTAGAAGACGGCCCAGCGGCGGCCGGGATGCTGTATCACGCGCTGGAAAACGAGCCGCACATCGGCTACATCCACATGGACGTGATCGGTATTGGCTCATCTGGCTATGATTCCGCCAAAGCGATGTGGCCCGGAATTGTACGGCCGGTCAACGCAGCTGAAGCGTCGTCCTATGTTGCCAAGAGCAAAACCCACCCGCCCCAACCACTTTTTAAGATGAAAAACATGCGGGCTGAGTACTACTGGCGTATGAGAGAGGCGCTAGACCCGGAAACGGGCAGCGGGATCGCTTTGCCACCCGGCAACGAAATTGTTGCCGACCTATGCGCGGCGCGGTATCAGGTGTTGGCAGGCGGTGTTATCCAAATCGAACCCAAAGACGACATAAAAGAACGGTTAGGGCGCTCGCCTGATGTGGGTGAGGCTATTATGATGGCAAACTTGCCGCCAAAGAGAACGGCAACGGCCGTTGCTCAAGGCAGTGCCAAAGGATGGAAAAAATGAGCTTATTCGATTCCCGTTTATTCGCCTGGCTGCAAACCAAGCCGCCAGAAGCAGCGGCAACGCAACCCACTAGAGAACGCGCCTCACGCCGCGTCAACGCCCGCGCTTTAGCGGGTGGCCGCCTGTCGTTGGATGACAACGACACAGGCGGCGGTTTCTTCACCATCGCCTCGCCACCCGACGCCGAAAGCCAGTGGCGTGTACTCGACCTCGACACCGATACCTTGAGCCTAATGTCACCGGCGCGGCTGGTGGAACTACTGGCAGACCTGTCACCCGAAATCAGCGCCGGTATCTGGTACTTTATCCGCCTGGCTAATCCGGGCTGGACGGTAACGGCTTTACGCACCGGCAGCGATGTCCAGGATACCCGCGCCCAAACTGCCCTGGATTCGTTCCTGCGCAGTTGCACCGGCGTTTACGATGCCACAACGGCCGTTCCCTTTGACACGATAATCAACAGCCTATTCCTGTCGGCATTCTTGCGCGGCGGCCTGCTGGCTGAACTGGTATTGGATGCAAACGGCCGTTTGCCGATTAACCTGGCGGTACCAGACCCGTATGTGATTCGTTTCAAGCTGGTGAAGGACCCGGTGCGCGGCGACGTGTGGCAGATGGGTCAGTATCACGGCTCAACATGGGTTCCTCTGACCCGCGAAACCATTCAATACGTGCCCATTGACCCTTTGCCCGGCAACCCCTACGGCCGGGCGCTGGTTTCGCCCGCCTTGTTTACCTGCCTGTTCTTAATTGGCTTGCTTCACGACCTACGCCGCGTTGTCAGCCAACAAGGTTATCCCCGCCTCGACATCGTGATTGACTTTGAAAAGCTGGCGGAGATCGCCCCGCCTGAAGCGGCGGTGGGTACGGCGGAGTTTCAAACGTGGGTCAATGAAATTGTGTCAGAGGTGCAAACTTTTTATGCACAGTTGGAACCAGATGACGCCTATGTACACAGCTCAATTATTGGCGTAAACCGGCCTGTAGGAGCCATCGACGCCCAAAGCCTGGGCATGGTGGGCGAACTCATCACCAAACTGGAGATGATGGCCGCGCGGGCCATGAAGGCCATGCCGCTGGTGTTTGGCATTCACGAGGTATCCAGCGAAGGCAACAGCAACCGCCAATGGGAAATCCATGTTGCCAGCATCAAGGCGGTGCAGCATTTGTGCGAAACGCTTTTGGAGAAAGAGCTGGGGCTGGCTTTGCAGTGCCAGGGCATTCAAGCCGATGTCCGTTTCAAGTTCGCGGAGCTGCGGGCCGCCGAAATGTTGCGAGACGCCCAAACCGAAATGATGCGGATCGATAACGCGAAGGCCAAATATGATAACGGCTGGATCGGGCAAGATGAGGCGGCTTTGGAAGTGACCGGCCACCCCGCCGAAAGCCCCGCGCCGCGCGTGGCCGAAAGCGCCGGTCCGGTATTGGCTGAAGACGATGGTGACGGACAGGAACGAGCGGCGCTGTTGGCAGAGATACGGGCGGCCAGAACGGCCGTTGAACGGCAAATGACAATAGGCACGGTGGTGGTAAGCGAGAATGGACATGGAAACCACGTTCACTAGACTGTACCGCGCCCTCACCCTGGCTTTACCCCTGGCTGGCAGCCGTGACGCGCGTCAGCATCCCTCCGCTGTTGAGTTGGCATTGGAAGCGGAGTTTGCCACGGCTTTAGAGGAGCCGTTGGCAGACAGTTACCGTTACCCCCTGCAAAATGGGGTAACGGCCGTTCCCGATGACGACGATGACGTTTTGCCCTGGTTATTAGCAATCTTAGGCACGGCGGCGGCGGTGGCTGGTTTAAGTCAGGTTTTGCGCTCTTACCTGCGTCAAGCCTTCAACGTAGGCGGGGCGGCGGCATTAGCCGACATGGGCATTGACCAACCTTTCACCTTGCAAGATATGGCTTTGATTGCCTCCATCAACGCCTGGGCAGAATCGCTGATTGCAACAGGATCGGACATTTCCTTGACCCGTACCACTGCCAACGATTTAGCGGCGCAGATTTTGGCGGGGCGCGAAGCAGGCTTGAGCGGCGAAGAGTTAGAGGCGTTTCTAAATGAATACATCGCTTTGCGTGCCCTGTATCGCTCTGGGGTTATTTCGTTGAATGAAATAATCCGATTGACACGAGAAGGCATGGCGGCCACTTACGGCCGAAATGGGGTGCAAAAGATGATCTTCAGGATGTCACGCGGCCGCAACAGCGGGCGGCCTGATTCGTGCGATGACAATGAAGGACGCGAATACGGCGTCAACGAGCGCGGGGTCATCCCCCAACACGTCGGCTGTGCCTGTTATTGGCAAGCGGTGCTGAGGGGTTGGACGCGGCCGGGGAGGATATGGGCAGGTGGCTAACGAACGCAAGCGAGTGGAATGTTGTGGGAAAATCTGGGAAACGTCCGTGCCTCGGGGTGCCTTTAAGATTTGGGTATGCCCCGTTTTTCGCACTGTGCAGGTGGTGAGCGCAGAGAATCCCAGAAATCAGAAGCCGATAGCAAACCAGGAGAGCAAACCGCTATGACTGAAACATTGCCGGTGTACCGCATTCCGCAAGGAAAAACCAAACGTAATGACCAGCTTCGTACCCGGCTGGAATCGACCTACCGCAGCCAGTTATCGGCTGTAATCGAAACGGAGCGACTGCTGGTTGACCTGGGCTTTATGACGCCTGAACAGCGGCGGGTGATGAGTCGGGGGGAAAAGAGACAGGACAAGGATACGATATGAAAAACATGATTGATTGGGATGCAGAGTTAACCCGTGCGCAGATCCGGCTTGAAACGGGCATGACCGATAACGAGATTCACGAAGCAATGAAAGCATTCAGGAAGATTTTTGATATGTTTATTGCCAAGCTCGCGGAACTTGTCGATGCGATTGCGAAGCAGTTTCAAAGTTTTGCGGAGGCAATAGCGCCTCTGGCTGAACTTCTTCACATCAAAGAGCCACAAAACAGACTAGAGGTAAAACAGATGTGGCCTAAGCCTAAGCGCGAGAAACGGCCGTTTTCCTTCGTCGCCTATAATCAGATTCCAGCCAAGCGCCCGCTGCATAAAGGGAGACGCGGGCGGCGTTAGATTGACAACCTTTAATCGTTTGTTGTATTATCTCAACAGACGGCGTGAGCCGTAATTGAAGAAGGTCGGAAACGGCCGTTTATCCCAACCCTGTATCTTAAGGCGACGGTGTGAGCAATTAGCTCCGCCGTCGCCTTTTTGTTTTCCTGGAATTAGAAATTATGGACACAACCATTTACCCCTACAGTTTCCGCATTATCCGACCTTCAGCAGAATTAGAGCCTGATGGCGAACGCGCTACGCTACCGGCCGGGGTGGGTGACAGTGCCTACACCTTCCAGATCGAAGCCAGTAATTTGAACCTTGATTTTTACTACACCCACATGACGCGCAAGACGTTGACAAACTTTGCCAACGCCGCTAAGGCCGGGGTGCAGTTCCTCGACAGTCACAATAATCGCAATCTGGGTTACGGCCGTACTTACGGCGGCCAGGTGAAAGTGGATGCCACGCGGCAACCGGCTTTTGTGGTGCCCGATGGTGTCGAGTTGGCAGTGGCTCCCCCTTCACAATACGCCTATGCCCTGCTGGACGTGTTCACCATTCCCGGTATTCGCTTCGGCGGCGGCTTGACCTATGCCAGCACGGATGATTTTATCCGTGCCGTTGACACCGGCCTGGCTTCTGACGTGTCAGTCGGCTTTTACGGCGGCAACATGCGCTGTGATGTCTGCGGCAACGATTACCTGAATTATCAAGTCTGCTCCCATTTCGCCGGTCGCGTTTACGGCGTAGGTGAAGGCGGGGCGCGGCAGGTGCTGGCAACCGTCGCCATTGACGGCGCAAGCCTGGCAGAAGTGAGCGCCGTTTATGACGGCGCTACACCCAACGCCAGTATCCTAAAAGCGCGGGCGATGGTTGAGGCCGGTCAACTAGACGGCGAAAGCAAACGATTTATCGAGATGCGTTACAAAGTCGATTTGCCTACAGGTCAAATATTCCCTGTGGTAAAGGTTAACGGCCGTTCCCAACCGGCCAACGAGGAGAGAACTATGGATTACGAAGCAATTGTAAATGATGTACGCGGTATTCTGGCGGAAACCGCCGCGCCTGACGGTGTGGACGTACCCGCTCAAGTGCGTTGGTTGATTGCTGAGAACGGCCGTTTGCAGCCCTTAGCCGACGAAGGCCGGGCGTACCGGTCGGATTTGGTCAACGCGGCCTTAGCTGAAGGTGTTCGCGCTTACGGCGAAACATTCAGCCAGGAAACCTACCGGGGTATCCTGGAAGCCGCCAGCCTGGACGCTGTGAAGCGCATGACAGCGGACTGGAAAATGATTGGTGATAAGCGCTTTACTGGCGGCCGTCAGATTGCCGACGAACAACCCCATCCAGAACAAGAGCAGCAGCCGCGCCGGGCCGTATCCCGCGCCGCGCACAAGGTTCAATAGGCCAGACGGCCAAGGAGAAATAAAACATGAGTGATCCACGATTAGATGTGAAATTTGATGAAATTGGGGCGCAGTTTGTCACCTACAAACACGATAGCACCATTGTCTACGCGGCAACGTCGGTCAACGGCAGCGCCCAAGTTGGGCTTGCTGTCAGTTTGGAAGATGACGAAATTGTTACCCTGTCTGGCGACGGCGAACCGGTTGAAGGCAAGCTGATCCAGGTAGAGTCTGACGGTTATTGTGTGGTACAGGTTCATGGTTACATGACCTTGCCCGGTGGCGACAGCGCCACGTTGACCAATGGCGCTACGATTGTCGGTGATTTAGGAGCCGCTTCCGCAGAAGGCTATATCCGCGCTACAGCCAGCGGTACCGCTGGTGAGTTGATTCTGGGACGCGGCCGCATTATTGACAACAGCACTGCAACGGCCGTTGTTGTGGACTTATAAGGAGCTACGATGCCAGAAATTACAGCATTATCCACCAGTGACCTTTACCAGCGCCTACAAAGCAATCCGCTGGAATTTTACCGTC